GGCGGCAAGCAGAGTGGAGGAGAGAGCAACTCTGTTGGCGTCCGAACAGACGACAGCCAGCGCTTAAATCTGGGATAGTTAAAATCAGGAAGGCAGTCATACGCATATGCCACCATCCAGTCAGCGCGGACATTTTTGTACTGTTTTGAGGCATCAAACTTGGAAAGCCACGACTGCATGGGAGCAGTTTTGGCGTCTACTTTAATCTCGCCCAAGATCTTCAATGCTACTTGGCAATAGTCGCCTAAAATAGGGGTAAATGGGTCAGTTAAAGCATATGAGCGCACTTTCTCTTTCAATTTGTCTAAATTGGTAACGTTAGAGGGAAGGGATACAGTAGTATGTAACTTAGAAAGTTGCCTAGGCAAATCACAACAGTTAACTTCATCACCTTCCCAAACGTTAGAGGAGTACACACGGGACAAAAATTTGATACCAAAAGAGCCGCGTTGAATTACTTCAATGGTCAGCTGTTGGCCAACCATTGCAGCGGCTTGAGAGTACGTCTCAACGGGAATATCAACGCTGAGACCGTCGTCACCACCATAAACGCCTAGCTTATCAAAAGCTTCGCTCGGCGTATACTTGACGCCAAGAACCCGAACCATGCGTAAAGCAAGGTAGGCGATAAAAGAATTAAAGAGAGTGTTGAACACAGAGGTTTCTGGGGAACCAGAGGCACGTGAAAAGTGGGTTTCATACCAAGTACTAAACATGCCATAGGCTTCAAGATTAAACTGAGCTCCGTGCAAATCGAGCAACTGTGCGTGAAAGCATGGCTCGAAGGCTCTCAAAAGGATCATTCTCTCAAACTCCCTCATAACATTGGATCCGTGTCCATCAAACTTAGAAAAGTCTGTAGGAGTAGCGAAGTCGGCATGAGCCAAGACCTCAACTACACGTCTCGCGATGTTCTGGGGAGTCAGGCCAAAAGCGTACCACTTTTGTCTCTTCAATATAGGTTCCAAAGCGTAAATGAATCTCGAATATTCACGCTTGTCTACGGGGTTAGTAATAGAGATGGGCCGTGGAGGCTTAACATTTCCATAACTCTCCGCTTTAATAAACATACTGATCAAGCGCTTAGGAATAACTCCAAAACTAGAATAGAAATTACGACGTTGAGAAGGTCGAGGCTGTCGATCAAGGACATTTTCATAACTAGTAGGTTGGAGTAAATGGGGCTCAGGAATCAGTAGGTTAACGTAGTCCCGCATAACATGTTGCAAGAAAGGAGTTAATTCCAGCAATGGAACTCTAGGAACTATGACTCTAGCACGAATACACTCCTCCTCATTATTAAGACAACGGGAAGGAGCAAATGAGCCGTGGATTATAGGGCTCATAAAGGCCTTCAATCCTGGTTTAGCGTGCGGGTCATACGCTGCGGGATAAAATTGATAAGTCCGCACAGCTTGAGAGACGGGAAAGACCAAGTCAGGTTTACTAACCACCAGAGCGCGGTGGTACTGGAGTAAAGGAACTGCCTTTTCTTTCTCTCCAGGAACGAGAGACTGAACTTGTGGTAGCATAAGATCATAATTAGAAGATACTGCAATGCCACGAATTGTCTCGTCAATCTGGATGGGTACTTTAACACTATGCATCTGATCGATCTGGCCAGTAGATATGTACATGCCAGTGGAATCAGAGACTTTGAGCCGTAAGAACCCTTTGTCGGTGGCAACAGCGAGTCGCGTAAGTTCTTGACCATAGATGAACAATCTATAGAGAACGGCGGCAACGCCATACCAACGGCCAGCGGGGGTTAACATAATAAGCTCATGGTCATCTGAAGTCCTCTGTCTATCGACAAAGAAGACTGCAACGGTGTATAACAATCCAAAACGCCACGTGGTAACCAACAAATGGTCAACGCTATAATTCCACACGTGGTGTTGAAACTTACCGCCTCCTGTAACAGTATAATGTACCTGATTCTGTGCATCAAAAGTATAAGTATAATCTTTAGCTACTTTCGACACACAGTCGGGTTGAAAAGTGTAAACAAGGACAGGACGGAAATTATCGGTCAAAAACCAGGGCATTGATATATATTGGTCAACGTCCACAAAACACAAAAGTGAGTTTGTGGGCGGATCATAAGCACTGGGATAACCGTGGATATCTTTAGACCAGAAATAAGATCTAGAACCCATACGGAGGGCGCGCTGATCAGAATACGCACATTGGACGAAATAAGGTTCAAGTCCAACATTCATAGCATACCTCTGCATATAAAGAGTAGCAGCGGTACGATCGGCAGCGGCGGTGGGATGGGTGTGATTAGGTGGTAAGTTGGTGGAAATGAAGTGAGTGGATCTAAAAAAAACCTCTCAACTGATCTGTTCGAAGATTAGGAGAGTGTTTGAAATGAAAGATCACATCAGACAAAATTTC